ATCAACGACACGGGAACCCGTATCTACAACCTGACGCAGAACGATGATTACGAGATCGTGACCGACCGGGATGGTCTGGCACGCCCTGACAGCGCCGGCGTGGGATCAGAGATCGCCACCGTCGTTGATGCGGACAAGACCGGGAAGGCCATTCGTGCCGTCCTGCTCCGCAAGCCTAAAGCCTACCATGATGAAGACTTCGCGCTGAAGCAGCGCGCCATTGATGAGCAGGAAGCCCGGATTTCCAAGCGAGCGGAAGCGGGAAGCGACCAAGGCGTATACGTCAAGGACGGCACGCGGTTGTCGCGCGAAGACAAACCCTGAAATTCTCATATCGGAGAGCCTTAAATGGCAAACGTTGACGCTGCGACCGGGTTGACCCCGGTTCGCATGATCGATGGTACTCCGTGGAATGGCGCGACCAACCTCTACTACGTGCCGGCTACGGACAACACCATCACCTACATTGGAGCCCCGGTTAAGCTGGCCGGCGACGCCGACGCGGACGGAGTTCCGACCGCGACCACCTGCACTGCCACTGCCGATCTCTGCATCGGCGCCGTGGTTGCCGTTCTGCCGGTTACGGCAAGCGATCCGCCGTATCGGCTGGCATCGACTGCCCGGTACATCCTCGTCGCTGACGGCCCCGGTGTCATTTTCGAGATGCAGTGCAATGGCACTCTCACCTCGACCATGATCGGGAACAGCGCTGACTGGTCGACCCCGACCACCGGCACCGCCGCCACCGGCCGCTCGCTCTGCGAGGTTCTTATCTCGTCAGTGACCGCGACCGGCGACGCGTCCGAGGACGTGAACATCCTGCGACTGGCTCCCCGCCCCGATAATGAGATCGGCGCGGACGCGAAGGTTTGGGTGCGCTTGCTCAACCATAAGCACCACGAACTCACCGCTGGCTCGTAAGGAAGCACGCAAATGGCAATTTCTACTGGCGCACATCCCAAAGCGCTTTGGCCGGGCGTGCATGCTTTCTGCATGGCCCAGTACAACAAGTTCCCCGAAGAGTACTCCAAGATCTTCGACGAGGAGAGTTCCAGCCTCGCCTACGAGGAGGACGTGGAGACAACCGCGTTCGACCTCGCGCAGGTCAAGGCCGAGGGTGCAGCCCTCGCCTACACTACGCATAACCAGGGCTTCACCAAGCGCTACACGCACATTGCGTACGCGCTCGGCTATGCCGTGACCAAGGAAGAGATCGCCGACAACCAGTACGAAGGCAAAAGCTTCCAGCGTTCGGCCCTCCTGGCGCAGTCGTTCCGCGTCACCAAGGAAATCGTTCATGCCAACGTCCTGAACCGCGCCTTCACCAGCTCCTACGCTGGCGGCGACGGCAAGGAACTGCTGGCGACGGATCACCCGTCGTTGGCCGGCACCTGGCAGAACGAGCTTACCGTGGCTGCGGACCTGTCGGAAGCCTCCCTTGAGGACATGCTGATCCTGATCAGGACGGCTAAGAACTCCAAGGGCCACCCGATCGCGCTCAAGGCGATGAAGCTCATCGTTCCGCCGCAGGAGCAGTTCAACGCGGAGCGTATCCTGAAGAGCACTCTTCAGAACGACACCAACCTGAACGCGGTCAACGCGGTGAAGTCCATGGGCCTGCTTCCGAGCGGCTACATGGTCGGAACCTACCTGACCGACACCGATGCGTGGTTCATCAAGACCAATGCCTCGAACGGCCTGATGTCCTTCAAGCGTCAGGGCTACGAGTTCGACACTGATAACGACTTCGACACCAAGAACGCCCGGGCCTCTGGCTACGAGCGTTACAGCGTCGGATGGACCGACCCGCGCGGCCTCTACGGCACGCCCGGCGCCTGATCCCATTAGGGGGTAGTCACTTCCCGAAGTCGCTACCCCCTAATCCCCATCGGCCTAACGGCCGTCATCCCTGACGATGGAGAACTGACATGCCCGCTCCCCAGCGGTCCCCGAACGGGTTTTCCAATGCTGCCAAGAACTCCACCCTGTGGAACTTCGGCGGCATGGACCCGACCAAGTACCACATTTATTTCAACGACTTCGACAACTACATTGCCGGCGATTGGACCGTCACCGAGGTCGGTGCGGGCGGCTCTACCGCCATTCTCGACATGGACGGCGGTGCGATCGTCCTGACCTGCGACAGCGGCGCTTCTGACGTGCAGTACGCGCAGAAGGTCGGCGAGGGCTTCCTGATGGAAGCCGGCAAGGAGGCTTGGTACAAGACCCGGCTCAAGATGCTGCACGCCACCACCGCCGACATCGTGACCGGCCTGCAGATCACCGACACGACCCCGCTCGACGCCACCGACGGGATTTACTTCCTGAAGCCGGCCGCTGGAACCTCGTGGTCGCTGGTCTGCCGTCTCGACGCCACTACCGGCTCCACCTCGGTTTCCTCGATCGCTACCGCGGTTGCCGACACCTTCATGACGCTCGGCTGGCACTACGACGGCAAGAGCGCCATCAAGTACTACATCAACGATGTGCACACGGGCACCCTGGCCACGTCGGCCTCGTTCCTGCCCAACACCGAGCTGACCGTTTCCTTCGGCGTGCTCGGCGCCTCCCAGACCATGCACGTCGACTACGTGTTTGCAGCGAAAGCACGCTGACGCCTTCCCCGAAACGCCAAACTTATGGAGGGCTAAATGCCTGCTTCTTTTGGCAAGTTTTACGACATCATCGACCAGGGTAACACCTACGTCATGTCCACCGCTGTCGGCGGCACGGCGCTGCCGATCCTCACCGGCACCGCGGGCACCTTCGCGCTGTGGAACACGACCAGCAACCTCAAGGCGGTCCTGCTTCGGATCAACATTGGGTTCACCAGCGGCACGATTGCCCTTGGTGAGTTCGGCCTCGGCTCGCTGAACGCTCCCACGTTCTCGATCGCCACCGGCGGCCTGCTCACCGCGTTTGCGGACGCGGCGGCCGGCACGGTCAAGAACGCCAAGCTCGGCATGGCCGATAAGCCGGCGATGCGCTGCTGCGTCGCGGCGACCACCACGTTCACCGCCTCCACGGCGTTCCCGTGGTACTATCTCGGTTCGTCCATCACTGCGGCGACTGGTGCGCAGCCGGTTTCGGTTGCGTCGCACGACCTCGACGGCCTTGTGGTCATGCCGGGGCAACTCGTGTTCCTGGGCGGCACCGTCGCGCAGACCGGTCTCTTCTCCGTGTCGCTGATGTTCGCGGAAGTGCCGATCTGACATGGCTGTTAGCCAGACTGTTCGCGTTCTGCACGACGGGATTAAAAACCTCGTCGTGCAGGTAAACCTCTCCGCAGACGTGGCTGGGGATATGTCCCCGACCGCGATTGTGGACGTGAGCGCGCTTTCTCCGAAAGCAAGGTCGGTGAAGGTGAACAAGGCCACGTGGTCCTCGCAGGGCGGCGATGTTCGCCTGTTCTGGGACAACTACGGCGCTGATGACGAGCCGGTCATTCTGATGACCGGTCAGGGCAGCATGGACTATTGCAGCATTGGCGGCATGCCGAACAAGGGCGAGGCCCCGAACGGCGACATGCTGATGTCGACCAACGGCTTTACCGCCGGCTCGTCGGCAACCGTGCTCCTGGAACTCAAGAAGAAGTACTGATGTTCGAGCTAGGGCAGTGGAACGCAATCTGCCAGCGCTGCGGTGGCCAATACAAGGCGCGCAAGCTCCGTCTTGAATGGACGGGCTTGCGCGTCTGCCACGGCGCTGAAACCCGCGGTTGCTGGGAAAAACGCCACCCGCAGGACAGCGTTAAGGCCAAGGCAGACAAGCAGGCCCCGCCCTGGACCTCGCCGCGCCCGGAAGACAGCGAAGTCATTAGCAACGATTGGAATGACCTGTGAGGGTGCGCGAACTCATTGCCGACGCCTTCCGCGCTGCCGAGCTGGCGGCGGTGGACGAGCCGCTGACATCGGACATGTACGCCTACGGAGCGCGCGAACTGCGCCGGGCGCTGGGGGCCATGCAGAACGTTCCCTTCAGCCTCTTCGTGAAGGCAAGCCAGACCGTCACCCTGACGACCGCAGTCAGCTACACGCTCGCGACGAGGGCGGTGCGGGTGCTCAACGTCAACATCGTGGTCGACGACATCGAGACACCTATCTCGGTGATGACCCGCGACGAATATGACCGCATGCCGGTCAAGACCTCCACCGGCCGCCCGTGCTCCTGCTACATCGACCACCAGCAGGCGAGCACGATCCTCTACGTGTGGCCGAAGCTTTCGGTGGCTGACGGCGAGACGCTCAAGATCACCTACGAGCGGCAGATCACGGACCCGTCATCTCCCGGCGCGCAGATCGACATTCCGCGCGAGTGGGAAAGCGCGGTGATGTACGACCTAGCCACCCGCGTTTGCCTGCCCTACGGCGGCGATCCTGCAGCGGTGGCCGCCATTGCCTCCCGCGATCTGGCCGGGGTGCTAGAGAGCGACCGCGAGGGCAGTGTCTACTTTGCCGGGCCTTACGCCGAGTGAAGTTCGTTCTCGCGTCCAAAAGCGCACGCGACCAGAACAACGCCACCGCCGGAACCGAGCGGCTGGTGAACGTGTACGCCGTGCCCAACTCACAGGGCGGGCCGGCGCAGTTCACCCTTCGCAGCGTGCCGGGAAATCCCGATTTTAGCACCCTTGACTATGGCTTCGTGCGTGCATGGGCGGTTGTCGAAGGTGTGTTGTACCTCGTCTCCGCCGGATCGCTGTGGAAGGTCACGGAGACGGGCCTGACGCAAATTCTCGCCGCGGTGACGGACGACGAAAACACCTCGATGGCCGGGCACCGCGGCAACATCACCATAAGCGCGGGCGGGGACTACTACGTCTGGGACGGCTCGGCGGTCACCCAGCCCGGCAGCGGACGGATTTCTGAGGTCGGCAGCGTGGCGTTCCTCGACCAGTTTACGCTGATGTCCATGGTCGACGGGCGCGAGGTCGAATGGACCGAGGTGGGCGTTCCCGACGACCGGAATGCGCTCTACTTCCGCACCGCCGAGGCGCGGGACGACAACATCGTCCGCATCCTTGACCAGGGCGGGTATCTGTACGTTCTGAAGGAAAAGACCACTGAGGTCTGGGGCAACACCGGACGGGGCGGCGCGGGGGCATTCGCTCGCGTGCAGGGGCCTGTGATCGAGACGGGCTTGCACGGGTACAACCTCGTGACGAGAACCCCGGCGGGCCTGTTCATGGTCGGCCACGACAAGACGGCGAAGCTTATCGTCGGGCAGACGGCGCAGCCGCTTTCAACCCCTGCGGTGGATCAGGCTCTACAGGAAGAGACGCCAACCCATTGCTTTTACTACGAAGATCGCGGCGCCAAGTTCTGCGTTATCCGCTTCGCCAATCGCCCGGCATGGGTTCACGACCTCGCTATGGGCCTCTGGCACGAGCGCTCCACCGGCTCAAGACATGATGCGTGTTT